GCGCCTGTTATCTATATAGACCACTTGTCCAGTGCTATATTTGATCTCTGGTTTTGCATATCCATTATTAAATTTCATACCCAAATCATATTCAGTATTGTTAATTGTCCTTGAAGAACTATTAGGCACTGTTGGGAAATTAACGTCTGGTTGACCAGCAGCACCAGAAGTTGCACCATTGACGGGGTTTGATCCATCAAATTCATTCAAAGTACCAGTAACTTCAGGGAAAATACCGTCAATACTGTTTTGATAATATTTCAATAGTTTAGTTGTAGAATTCCAAGAAATAACTCTACCTCTAGCAGTAACATTAATACCACCCACAATTCTAGATTGTGTAATAATTTCGTCAGGAACGTAATTTCCTTGGAATGTTGGAGGGAAGATAACTGCTTTTGTTGCAGAAACCGTAAGATCTGAAATCAATTCAGATGTGCCAAACTTCAGAGGATTTGTAATCAATCCAATACGACGATAATCGTTATCAATAGGGAAATCACCAGCACCCTCATCATAAGAGAGTTTGGCGTTGATCATTGCTCTGTATGCACCCAATTCAGTTACAGGATCAAAACCATGACCATTTGGAGGTGGAATGATAACGTCAACTTCAGCATTAGTGCCTGTGCCAATACCAGTAATACTATTGATACTAATTTTACCAAATGTATATCCAGTGCCACCTGAGGTAACCGTTGCAGAGATTACTTTACCACCATCAATTACAATAGAAACTCTAGCACCAGTGCCGTCACCGTTAATAGGCACGTTATCATAAGTGCCATTATTATATCCAGCTCCAGCAGCATTGATAACAACGGTATCAATTTCACCAGCAACAGCATTTGTCTTTACTGCGTCATTAGCAAAGACAGGCATATAGTCATTAGAGAAAAACTTCAAAACAGAAGCAACAGGGATGGTGTAAAGATATTTCCAGCGATAACCATCACCAGTAGTGATAATAGAAGTAGAAGTGCCAGTCGGCTCAACCGTTGACGGTTTACCATTAGGATCTGATGGAGATGTGCCATTGTAAATACACTTATATACTTGATATTGTGAATTCACGACATAAAAGTCAGAGTCATATAATTTAGTTGCACCAGAAGAAGCAGTCTTACTGGGAGAATAGTCATGACGATACATATCATATGTAAAACCAAGTCCACCAGTAGTTTGCTCAGGTGAAACCCAATCAATTCTACGGACAACTTGGACAACATCTGAAGCTAAAACACGCTTCAAAGAAATCATATCATCATAAGATCCTGAAAACTCTTGAAATGAATCCACTGCTTGTGGAGGAGAGTTTTCATCATCCCAAGATTGAGGTCTTCCGATAAAGATGTAAAGTCGATCCCTAGTAGCACCAGCATCAGTATCACTTTGAGTCGAAATAGGACCCTCAAGTGCTTTGATGAATTTTTGTGCAGAAAAGATCCTAAATTGATCCGTTAATAGAGCTGCCATTTCCTAGGTTATATACAGATTGTGATCCTCTTGTTTATTTATCAATATTCTCAAGACCTAATTTGAGACTGGTAGTCAATAGACTTGATTCTATAAGATGCTCCGCCATTTCCAGTAATTTTTTCTCCACCAACAACTGCCTGTAAAACTGCTCCTGTGCCAGTAGTATCTGATCCAGCATTAGTGATTGTAATGGTGGGACGAGTGTTATAAGTGCCGTCAACGTAAGGATTAATACCGTATCCACCATTAGTAATAGTAACGGATTCAACCTGGTCACCAGCAGTAGTCATATTCACAGTTCCTGTTGCTTGAATATCACCAATGTCTTCAACAACAATTGTTGGCGGAGCAGTATAGTTGATGCCAGGATTCATTACAATAAAGTCAATAATTGTTGAATTTTCAGAGAATTCATATAATAATCCACCCAAACCAACACTGACATCGCCAGTATCGTAAGGCACAAGTCCTCTAATTGTCAAAACTTTATCGATAGAATCCCAAGAAACAACAGTTGCCACAATTCCAGAAGAATCACCAGTGACAGTTTCATTGATCTGGAAATTTAATCCATTTCCATCGAAGGCATCAAAATAAATATCGATCAATGCTTCATGTGGACGACCTTCGCTTAATGCACCTGCTTCAATAATACCAGCAAATTTAAATGGTGTAGATCCATCTTTAATATTTTCGCCTACTTGGAATAATGTAGTGTTTTGACCTCCCAAAGTTTCTTCTACACCATATAAGGAACTATGAATACCACCATCCAAACTAATTTGGTTAACATATGCAGTGCCAGTATTTACTAGATCGGGAATACCGTCACCTGCTCCCTCTAATTCATCATTATCTTCAAAAGTAGAATCTGCGATTGATCCAATAGGCACAGTTAATGTAGTAATACTACTCCCAACTTCAGTAACAATCACATGGGGTTGGAAGGAAGAGCTAGCACTTCCTGGTGTACCTGCATCAAACTGCACGATAGTATCTTCTGTAGATGGAATACCAGCATCAATAAATGCCAACTCATCAACTTCAAATGTGACAAGCAATTCTCTGAGATTTGGATTCCAGTCATATACTTTAGCAATTTTATTATTAGAGTTTTCAATCTGTCTAATAACAGTATCACCGACTTTAAATTTATATTCTGATACACCCTCTGCATTATTTTGATTGGTATCAAGAATAACTCTTTGATCATACCTAAAGTTTACACCACGAGTTAAACCTCCAAAAGATTTAGAAGTTTTTGTAGCATAACTGATTGTCTCACTATCAATGATAAATGATCCAGATCCAGGGAAAGCATCTGTAGATTTCACATATACGGTAGTATCATCCGCAGTAAGTGCTTTTAGAAGACCCGTTAAGAAGAATGATGAGGAGTTATAAGATTGTCTAGTAGATGTAATTCTCTTGAGATTAACTAGTTTTTGGAAAATTACATTAGGTGGTGAAGTATATCCCCTTCCTGGGTTTGTAATATTAATACCTACAACTTCACCTTGAGAAATTACAGCTTCACCCTTAGCGCCGATGCCGCCGCCACCAGTGATTAAGATATAAGGTGCTTCTTGATAGAATTCTCCAGGGTCAACAATATTAATACCTGTGAGTTTACCAGTAACATCAATTTGCGCTGCACCTGTTGCACCTTGTCCTCCACCACCTTCAAAAATTAAAGCAGGAGGTGTTTGGAATCCTCTACCATCATTCTGTAACGTAAGACCAGTAACAGTTTGGACCACTGGAGTTACAGTTGCACCAGTGCCTTCACCACCAAGGATTTTAGCTTGAGTGGGACCAAAATAACCATCCCCATTTTTAGTCATCTTAATAAAAGAGACTGCTCCACCATCTAAGAATACTTCACCCGAAGCACCTGAAGGGAATTGAGTTACTAAATCAGGCACCTCATCACCAACGAAGATTGGTGTCCCATAAAACTTTGGTCCGATAGCATATGGATATGCGGGATTGGATGATCCGTCCTCTGCCATAAAATATGCATATGTGCCATTTGGATATTCGGGAGTGCTTGTAAAAATTCCATTGAATTCATCCAGAATTCCCTGACTATCGTCATAGATATAATCTTGAATAAAATCTCCCAATACATAACCATTCTGCACAGATCTAAATCCAGAATTAGCACCACTGTATGAGAATACATATAGCACTGTGGGTGCATCAACCTTTACATCATATACTACACTTCTAGTAGTTGCACCAGTATATCCAGAAAGATATCCAGCATAATCTACTTCAGATCCATCAATAAAGTATGTAATATTTGATGAGGAATATACATATGCAGTATTACCAATCTGAGTATTATCATTTAAAGAATGCCATCCATCTTCAGTCTCACTAAAGAGAAAGATTCTAGAATCATTAGAAGAATCATTTAAATTGAAAGTATATACTTTACCTCTATCAAGATTTAAAACAGAAACGGATTGACCATCAATTAAAAATTCGCCATTAGATACAGTTACTGTTTTAGTAGCAGTTCCTACAGTGGTTACAGTTGGTCGATTACCATCAATTTCTGCACCAGTTTTCAATCTGTAAGAAGAAGTCATTCTTCCTACAGTTGTGCCAGATGTATATCCGTAAGGACCATAAATTGGATAACCATCGAAAGACATGCCAAGAATCTTAGAGTGACCATTAGCATGTCTAGAATAATCTATTGTTGATGCATCATTAGCATCACTTTGATAGTAATTACCGATGTAGTAATCATTAGTTAATGGAGATGTGTCCGCAACAGGATCAAGAATCATATATCCTTCATCACCAGCGTATCCTGCCATATATCTGTGATATGCACAGTGATAGTATATTTTATTAACTTCATCGGCATTCATGATAAATGAAGCACCATACTGATTCTCATAGTCAGCTGCAGGAGCAGCGGAAGATCCAGTGCTATTGTAATAAAGACTACCAGAGTTTAATGTCCCACCAGGAGTGGTGCTAAATCTTATCGGGTGTCCAATTCCTCCTTGGTTACTAGAATCACTCTGATTAAAAATAATTAAATAATTACTTTTTACTTTAACATCTTCTGGAGCAAAATAGTATCTTCCAGGAATGAATGCTCCAAATTTTTCAGCGTCTGGTCCAAAGTCAATATAGTATACGTTATTAAACGTAATTGGATCTCCAGAAACGGTAAAATAGAATCCATTAGATCCTAAAACTCTAGATCCATTTTCAAAGGTGCCTCTAGCAAGTCTTACATATACTCTTTCTGGTACACCTTGAGAATTTCTAACAACTTTTGAAACCTCTCCTGTACCATCTCCACCAACTTCACTGATAGTTACACCAACTTCAATAGGGGTGTTTCCAGAATTTTCTAAGGTGCTGACAACATTCAGCATTAAATTGTCAGGCTCAACCTTAACATTCCAAGTGAAAACTCTAAGTAATCCGTTTTCTAAAACTCCATTTGTTTCAGCAAACTGATCAATTAGTCTGCTTGAATGATAATAATATTTTTGATTATCAATTACGCCATCGTATTGATCTTGTGTTTTAATGTAATCATGTTTTACAGTATCAATATTGAATCCTGCAGGAGCTCCCCCGACAGATCCCCACTCTGGAGTATGTAATAATACTCCGTTTGCCATAATGGCAGTAGATTTATTTGATTGAAATATTCTCTGCCCATCATAGGGCACATCTTTACCACCTCTATAAACAAAAGATTGATCAAATGCACCATCAGTGATGACATCAGATCCCTCAGGAATTCTTAAATTATTTGTAGAGAGTAAAGCTGGTTTTGGATGATTATCAGATGCAATTCTTACCCTATCTGTTACATCAGAATCTTGAATTAAGAAATTACCAGTTGTTGATGAATTTGAATTTGATTGCCAAATCTTGTTAATATCAAAAGAAGACACTACATTAGGTGTGTCTTGTAATGGCGTGATAGAAACTCGTAAAGGATTGTATCCACTACCCGTCTCTAAAACTCTAACATGTATAATTTTACCAGAATCGTCGTCAATAATTGGATACAATAACGCAGGTTCTACTGGTGTGCCACACCCAGTGATAGTCAATCGAGGAGGATCTGCAGATGTATATCCACTACCCCCCTCAACTACTTTTACTGCTTTAACACCAAAGACTTCGTTAAATAATGGCTCAATTTGAGCGCCAGATCCAGGTATAGTTCTTGTCATTTATCATTTAACTTGAATTGATCCATTCATCAATGCATGAATTGTGCATTGATAGTAAAGAGTTGCTGGCGCTGCCATTGGCACAGTCCAATATAATACACTACTGCCACTTCCAGACTGTCCTGCAGTATATGGTGTGCCTTGTAATCCCTGAGAGGATTGAATACGGAAGGGATGGTTACCACCATTCGCAGTATTATCAAAAACGTACGTCATGCCACGATACACAACCAGCGGTGGATCCTCCGTATCAGCAGTAGGAGCACCTTCAAATCCAGGTCCATCAAATGTAAAACTCGAAGCACCATTAGCACCTAAAGTCCACCAAATAACAGGACTTGCAGCAGGAATAACTTCAGTGCCGCTATAAATTAAAGAATTGCCTGCTGCAATATTTGTTGTGTTTGTATCCGTGAGATCGGCAAATGTTGTTGTTAATGTTGCATTGAAGTCAATGGTTAATGTATCTCCAACCACAGTAGTTGCAATACCAGTGCCACCAGCAATTGTAAGAGTGTCTGTTGAAGAGTTTGCAGTAGTGGATCCAGTATCACCAGCAACAGTAGCAAATAAA